GGCCGCCCGATGGACCGGCTGGTCTGCGGCGATGTCGGCTTCGGCAAGACCGAGGTGGCGCTGCGGGCGCTCGCGGCCGCGATCTTCTCCGGCAGGCAGGCGGCGCTGATCGCGCCGACCACCGTGCTGGCGCGCCAGCACGCCGAGACCCTGCGCCGCTCCCTCCGGGAACTCGGCGCCTACACGGAATCGCTGGAGCCGCAGATCCGCGCCGCCGCGCAGCTCTGGGGCGCGTCACAGGTGATGTGGGAAGACATAGACCGTTTTTGCGCCCTTCAGACAGTGGTGAGCCGCGAGGGCGATCTCCGTCTCGGCGTGAATCCCATCTTCACCGCCTACAAAAGCCAGATGGAGAGTTACACCGCCCTCCTGAAATCACTCGGACTGAACATGTCCGGCAAAATGGAACCAAAGACAGAGAGCAGCCGCGACTCCTTCTTCGCGGCACTTGAGCGCGATGACGACTGACGAAGAGAAACGGAGAGACAGAGAGCTGAAGCGCACGCTGTCGGCGCGTCTGCCGCGCCTCGTCTCCGGATGGGAGCGGCACCGGCGGCAGCTCGACGACACCGACCCCCGCATCATGGAATACTGCACGGCGGTGGCGGCGGATCCGGACGCGCACAACCTCTACGAGATACTCGGGATCGTCCGCTTTCATGAGCTTCTTGACCGCTATGTCTGGAACAGGAAACGCGTCAGGAGGTTTTTCCGTTTTTACGAACTGCTGCGCTTCTCCGGCACCCATGGACCGACTCGCTACCGGCTGACCCCCGTGCAATGCTTCCAGTTCGCCAGCATCTTCGGATTCGACAACGACAAAGGTCTGCGGCTGGTGCGTCTGGCATATATCTTCGTGCCCCGTAAATTCAGCAAGACCACTTCCGCCGCCTCGCTGGCGGTCTACGACCTCTATTTCGGCGACAACAACTCACAGGCATACGTAGGGGCGAACTCCTACAAGCAGGCAAAGATCTGTTTTGACGAGATCCGGCGCATAGTCCGCGACATAGAAGGCGACAGCGGCAACGTCAAGGTGAACCGCGAGGCGATTTTCTTCAATGACGGCACACGCAACAGCATGGCGGAATGTCTCGCCGCCAACGCCCGGACGCGTGACGGTCTCAACGCCAGTCTCGCCATCATCGACGAATACGCACAGGCACGCAACACACCCGGCGCAAACGGATCCGACCTCAAGAACGTGCTCACCTCGTCGATGGGAGCGCGACTCGAACCACTGACCGTTGTGATCTCCACCGCCTCCGAGGTCGTGGACGGACCGTTTGCCCACGAGATAGAGGGCGCGAAAGGAGTTCTGCGCGGAGAGTTCGCCAACGACCGCATGTTCGCCTCCCTCTTCATGCCCGATGTCGATGACCGTCCCGATGACCCGCGCACATGGCGCAAGGTGCAGCCCCACATCGGGGTCACCATTCAGGAAGACTATTACGAGACGGAATGGGAGACCGCGCAGATGTCGGCTGAGAACATGCTCACGTTCCGGACAAAGCTTCTGAACGAATTCTGCGTGAACGAGACATCGACATGGCTTGACTCCGAATGCATACAGAAAGCCACCCGCCACATAGACCCCGCCCGTTTCCCCGACCGCTGGGTCTCCACCATCGCGCTTGACCTTTCCGTGCGCGATGACTTCTCATGCGTGACACTCGGAGCGTATGACCCCCGGAAATTCACCTTCTACTACAAGACGTATTACTTCATGCCCCGCGTGTGTCTGGAGACCCACGCCAACCGCCGGCTATACCGCCGTTGGGCGGACGAAGGGCACCTGATCCTCACAGATGGGGAAGTCATAGACTACCGGGCGATAGTGGATCTCGTGCTCAGGCTCAACGGTCCGACACGCGTGATCGCCATCGGCTACGACCCCGCCAAAAGCCGCCAATGTCTCAACATGCTCGCCGCCGCCGGAGCATCCTCCGTGCTCAAAGGTGTGGGGCAGAGCTTCATGGCGTTCACCTCAAGCTGTGAAAGTTTCGAGGTGGGCATCCGCACCGGACACATCTTCATCGACGACAACCCCATCAATGCCTATTGTTTCGCAAACGCCTGTCTTGAGATAGACCGGATGAACAACCGCAAGCCCATGAAAAAATATCACAACGGCAAGATAGACGGCGTGATCACAAAGCTGATGTGCCATAAACTCTTTGCCGAATCGTGGCAGCCCGCCGAGGGGCAATGAGAACGGAAAACACACAAAAAACACGGGATTTTAGTTAACAGACGTTAAAAATCGCCCTTTTCACACAAAAAGTGGTGCCAATTGGTGCCAACTCCCTGTTTTTCGACAGCCGATTTATGTATGGCAACAATCGGCAAAATAAAAAACTTCTTTTTCAGAAGCGGAGCGAAGCTCATAAGCGCGACACCGGGCGGGCGCGGCGTGATCGAATCCGCCGAACCTGTAAGGCTCGACAGCGCGGAACTGTCGCTGACACTGTCGACCGTCTACCGCTGTGCCGCCTTTCTGAGCGACAGCGTGGCAAAGCTTCCGCTGCTCTACGAGAAAAAGCAGGACGGCATCTTTACGGCGCAGGAAGACACGACGGCATGGCTGCTCCGTCTTTCGCCAAACGAATACACCTCCGGTTTCGACTTCTGGCGGCAGCTCATTTTCACCACGCTTTTCCACGGCGAGGCATACATCGTGCCCCAGTATTCGGAAATAACGGGGCGGCTGATGCGTCTGGTGCTTTGCAGCCCGCACACGGCACACCGCGTGTCGCTCGGCCGCTATCTGGTGGAAGACATGTCGCAGGGTCTGACATCGCGCGAATATGACGAGACGGATATCATCCGCATCAAAGGACGCACGCTCAACGGACTCGACGGCGTGAGCGTGATCCGGTTCGCATCGACGGTCACATCGATAGCCGGGACCGCCGACCGCAACACCCTCACCACTTTCGCCAACGGCGGAACGAGCATGGGATTCATCACCAACGAGCAGGGCACCCCCGGCTTCGGCGAATACCAGACATCGGCGCTTCAGGCAATGGCAGATGACATGTCGGCGCACATCAGGAGAGGGACACGCGTCTTCGCCGTAGGCGGCAAGGCTCAGTATCACAGTTTCTCGATGACCGCCGCCGACATGCAGGCACTGGAGACGCGCAAATTCACCGTGCGCGAGCTGTTCCGCTTCTTCGGTGTGCATCCCTCTTTTGTGTTCGATGACACATCGCTCAACTACAAGAGCGCCGAGAATGCCTATTCCTCATTTTTGACCGACACGCTGTGCCCGATGCTCAGGCAGATCGAGAACGAACTGACACGGAAGCTGATTCCTTCCACGCAATGGGGGAAACGGCGTTTCCGCTTTGCCGAGGAAGAGCTTTACGCCGCCGACCTTGAGAGCCGGATGCGCTATACGGAGAAAAGAATCCAGACCGGCACCATGACCGTCAACGAGGCACGCGCCTCCATGGGCATGAAAGGGGTAGAGGGAGGCGACATCCCCCTCATTTCCGCAAATCTGCGCCCCGTGTCGGAGGCAGGCGCGGCGACAGACATCAGCAAGACAAACGACAAAACCGACAAAGATGAATAGAATACAGGGAATCAAACGCCGGGAAACCTTTTTTCCGGGCAATGTACGCGTCCGCGAGACGGGCGGGGAGGAGTCATCGCGCATCATCGAGGGTGTGGCGATAGTGTTCAACAGCCAATCGGAGCCGCTTTATGAAGACGATGAGCTTGAGATCCGGGAGGTGATAGCCCCGGAAGCCGTGACCCGCGAGCTTCTTGACGCTTCCACGATACTGATGACACTCTATCACGACAACCGCCGGCTTCTCGCCCGCTCGCTTCGCGGATCAGGCTCGCTGACCTACGAGATCCGCGACGACGGGGTGCATTTCAGCTTCGAGGCGCCCGACACCGAAGACGGACGTGTGGCACTGGAGGCGATCAGGCGCGGAGACATCACCGGCTGCTCGTTCGCCTTTACCGTCAACTATGGAGACCGCAGCGAGGTAGAGCGGCAGTCCGAGACCCGCGACGGCAAGGAATACGTGGTCTACACGGTGAAGCGGATGCGCTCGGTGCACGACTTCACGCTGACCCCCCTTCCGGCGTATCCTCAGACCGAGGCGCAGACCACCCGCGCCATCGAGGAGGAGTTCCGCGCCGGGCAGCTCGAACAGGAGAAGGCACGCCGCCGCCAGCGCACCATCGAGGAACTCTTCTCGAAATCCCGGGAGTTTTAAAGATTATCAACCATTTTTAATTTTTTCCATTCATGAAAAAGAATTATGAAAGAGTAGCCGAGATCAACGCACGGCTCAGAGCCATCGCGGGAGCGATGAAGACAGAGGAGCGAGACCTCACAGACACCGAAAAGGGCGAGATAGCCCAGCTTGAAAGAGAGAAGACCTATCTATTGATGCAGATGAGCGCCACAATGCCTGAAAGCGCGGAACCCAAGCCCCTGAGCAGAATGCAGGCGTATCGCGCGGCAATACGCGCCATATCGACGGCGGGACGCGCCATAGAGCTTCAGGTAAGGGAGGAAGGCACCGACCCGACATCTCCTGATGTCGCCAAACTGATGACGACAGACGATATCAAGGCGGGCGCGCTTTTCCCCATCACGATCCAGGACGTGACCATGCCCCTCACTGAGGATCTGATCTACAACAAAATCGGCATTCAGATGCCTACCGGATGCCGCGGCGGCTACGAATGGCCGGTTGTGGAGGCTGTGGAGGCACAGATAGCCGGAGAGGCAGAGGAACTCGATGACCAGAAGATCAACCTTGACAAGGTACCCACAGTCACCCAGCGCATCGGTGTTTCCGTATCGGCGACCCGCGAGTCGCTTTTCAACTCCGACGGCAAACTGGAGCGCATCATCCGCGAACTTCTTCCCCGCGCAATCGCCGAGAAGATGAACAAGATCATCCTTTCGCCGGAGAAGGTGAACAAGAACTGCGCCATTACCGGTCCCTTTGTCGGCAAGACTGCAAAAGCTGTCGCCCTGAACTTCAAGGCGCTCAACAAAGAGAAAGCCGCGCTCCTCTCGAAGGGTGTGAAATCGCAGTACATGGCATGGGTGATGACCGAGTCAATGAAGGCAGAGCTTGAGGCAACGCCCAAAGACGCGGGAAGCGGCATCATGTGTATCGAGAACGACCGTCTCTGCGGGCTTCCGGTGTTCTGCCACAGCGCGATCGGAGAGGGTAACATCGGACTCGGCGACTTCCGCTATCAGGTAGCCGGTCAGTTCGGCGACTTCTACTTTATCGTAGACCCCTACACCGGAGCGGCATCCAACATGGTGAAGTTCACTCTTAATGTGGATTTCGGCACCGCCACGGTACGTCCGGAAGTCTACACGCTTCTTAAAGCTTCAGTGTAAAACCATAAAGACCGAACGCGATGACAGATCTGGAGAGACTCAGGCAGCAATGCCGCATTGACTTCGAAGACCCCGCGACCGACAGTCTTCTTCTTTCCCTGCAGCGTCAGGGGGAGGCGTTCGTCCTGTCGCGTGTGAACCGCACACGCGAGGAACTCGTGGAGATCGGCGGCGGCGAATGGCCCGAAGACCTCCGGCTCGCGGTCCTGGTGTTTGTCGCCGACCACTATGCCAACCCCGAAGGGAGGGAGCGTCCTAACCTTACGCTCGAGTATCTTGTGAGACCATATCAGCGGCTGACGGTATGAAAGCGGGTAATCTCAAGCCATTGCTAAGGGTTTATCGCCCGGTACACACCACCGACCCCGGCACGGGTGCGGACCGCACGGTGTGGGAACGCGGACGGGTGATTCTTGCCGAAAGGGTAAGGCACACATCCACGGCACGCGTGGAGAATCGCGAGCTATTCACAGACTACCGCGCCGAATACCGGCTGCGCATCCAGCACCGTCTCACAGACACTATGCGGGTAGAGGACACAGCCACAGGCACGCTGTATGCCATTGTCGGGGTCTTCCCCGATCCCGCCAACGGCATGCTGCGCATATCATGCGAACGGGTGAACGACTGACAGTATGGGAACAGATTTCACATATGACGACACACGGCTCCGGCGGATGTTCGAATCTTTGGGAGAGAAGCAGCGGCGCACCGCCATGCGCGGCGCTTTCCGGGCGGCGGCGTCGAACGTCCGCGCCGGTGCCGTGAAGGAGCTTCGCTCATCCGGTCTGCGGAGCAACCGCGATGTCGAGAAAGGCATCCGGGTTGTGGTATACAAGAAGGCACTCGGCTTCAAAGTGACAGTGGGCACAAAAAAAAGGCGTGTCAACTACGGTTCGAAGACCGGACGGGAACTGACCGAAGCCCGCCGTAAAGAGCGGCTGCGCATTGTGCCGCTCTGGGCGGAGGGTGGAACCGCCGAACGCCGCACCACCAGAAGCGGCAGCTTCTGCGGCATATCCTGGAAACGCAAAGGGAAAGGGAGACGCACCGGAGCGATGCCCGCATTCCGGTTCATGGAGAAAGCCAAGGGAACGGCATTAAAGACGGCATCGGAAGACCTGCAGAGGCAAATGGTCAGCTATGTCGAAAAAACAGCTTTGAAATATGGAGGATCATTCAGATAGACTGCCGCGCACCGGACTGTCGGCAGGTCTTGCCATTTACGAGGCGCTTTCGGAATCGGAAGCCGTCACATCGAGAGTCACAAGGATTTTTCCCCTTGTCTCGACAACGGAGATAAAGTCTCCGGCAGTGTGCTATCTGGTGGAGGCTCTTGAGCCGACACCGGTGAAGACGGGGACTGTCTCCGACATGGTGGCTGTGGAGATCTACTGCATAGCCGGAGACTACCCGGCGTGTGTGGATATCGCGGAAGCCGTGCGCGCCACGCTCGACGGGCTGAGCGGGGAGACCTCCCACGGGATGCTGGTCTCGCACTGCATGATGACCGACCAGACCGAAGACTATCAGGAAGGCGCGTATATAAAGTTACTTAACTTCAAAATGAGAATAAGATGAAAAAAGGATATTGCAACGGCAGCGACATGCTGCTCTATATCGAAGACGTGGCAATCGGACATTGCACCTCACACAAGATGACGTGCAGCTCGGAGACCACCGACCATGCCGTCAAGGCACCGGCAGATGACCCGATCACCGCCTCGCTCTTCAAAGAGAAGACCGTGACCGGTCTGAGCATATCGATCAGCACCGACGGTCTTGTGTTCTACGGAGAGAAAGAGGCAGGCTACGCCAAGCTCTTAAAGGCATGGAAGACCGGAAAACCGGTAACCGCCAAGTGCATGGAGCGCGAGACAGCAGACAAACCCTATTTCAAGGGGAGCGTGATAATAGACTCGCTGGAGCGCACGGACGACGCGGGTACGGATTCCACCTACTCAGCATCGTTCAGCAACAACGGGGCACCGGAAATTCTTGACGAGACCGCACTCTCCGAGGGTGAGGCGCCAGCAAACTGAAAAAAAAGGAGAGCGGGGGCTGGCTGCCGCCGCACTTCACCAATACAAATTATTTTTTTCAAATATCGGGAAACATGAAAAAACATTTTATCACACTGACAACCGGGGAGTCTTTCCCCGTCGAGATCTCATTGGGCGCGATGCTTATCTTCAAGGAAGAGACCGGACGCGAGGCGACGGAAGCCGACATGGGCAGTCTTTCGGATCTGATCAAGCTTCTATGGGCAGGCACGGCGGCAGCATCCGAGACGGCGGGAATCGCGATGAACTACACCCCGCAGCAGTTTGCGAACCGTCTCACGCCTGAGGAACTCAAGAAATGGAAAGAGACATATGTCGAGAGCCAGAGGAATGAGGAGAATCCGGAAAAAGGCGAAGAGGTGAAAAAAAAAGACAGCCCGGAATCTTAGAGCTGTTCGGGTATGCGGTCGGAGTCCTGGGAATGAGCCGCACGGACTTCTGCCGGCTTTCTCCCGAGCAGTTCTACTGGATAAGCAAGGCGCACCGGGACGAGCAGGAGAGGCTCAGCCGCGAACGGTGGGAAATCATGCGGATGGAGGCGGCAATCATGATCCAGCCGCATGTCAAGAACCGGATAACGCCGAAGAGCCTGCTGCCGTTTCCCTGGGAGAAAGGGACGGGACACGTTGAGGAGATCACGATGGAAGAAAGAAAACGCAGAGCCGAGGAAGCTCTGCGAAAATGGGGCTGATCCCGCAACCGGTTTTATCTGTCGGATTCTTCCTTTGTTCCGTAGATTTCAGTGAAACGCTCCCCGTCAAGGTTCCTGGGGTTCTGGAGTCTGAACGTGATGCCGCCGAAAGCGCATGGTTCAAAGACCGGCTCCATCCCCTTGATTTCCTCATCGGTGAGGTTCCGGGCAAAGCATTTGCTCTTCGATGTGTTATACCATCTGCGATAAATCCAGCCCAGCGCGAAGAAGATGCAGAAGCACCCGGCACTGAAAGCCCAGTTCCGGACACATTCCCATCCTGAGAGACCGGTGCCCTTCAGCAGGAAATATATGCCGAAAAGGAAGCCGTTGAGACCGGCAAGCAGATAAATAAAACGAAAAGACCGGTTGCTTTTCAACGGCTCGAACATACGGTCGAGCAAAGGTCGCCTGCTTCGGGTGATTGTGAATCCTGCCTTTTTCATTTGTCCGGTTTTTCTTTAAAGGTGAACAGTGAATGAATGAATTAACGATATTTAAAATATAACGCATAAACGGTAAAAAAATTATGTCGGGCAAGACTATCTCCATAGGTTTCGTGATCGAGGACGGCAAAGACGGACTCAAGAAGCTCACGATGGACGCGGACGCGTTGAAAAAAGTGATGCAGGGCACGCTGAAAGAGACTGTCAGTGTGAGGCAATCCCTGAAGGATCTTGGGGAAGTCTCGTTCGGTCTCGACGCGATCACCGGGGCACTGTCATCCATGCAGGGGATGATGAAGAGTCTGACAGACGCATATGATGTGCAGGTCGAGGCAGAGACCAAGCTGGAGACAGTCATGCGGCAGCGCATGAGTGCGACCGAGGCGGAGATACAGAGCATCAAGGATCTTTGTTCGGCACAGCAGCAACTCGGGGTTATCGGCGATGAAGTGCAGCTCGCGGGTGCACAGCAGATCTCCACTTTCCTGCAGACACGCGAGGCACTGGAAACGCTTATCCCCGCGATGAACAATCTTGTGGCGCAGCAGAAAGGATTGAACGCCACAAGCGGCGATGCGGTCAATATCGGGAACCTTCTCGGCAAGGCGATGCAGGGACAGACGGCGGCACTCCGGCGCGTGGGCATAACATTTACAGAAGCCGAGGAGAAAGCCGTGAAATACGGCACGGAACAGGAGCGCGCCGCCGCGCTTGCGAAAATCATCACCAACAACGTAGGTGAGATGAACGCCGCGCTTGCCGCCACCCCCAGCGGCAAGATGAAACAGGCGGCAAACAACATCGGAGACCTTCAGGAAAGACTCGGGGGGATGGTGAAGGAGCTGCAGCCTGGCATCACGTTCATAAACCAGACGGTTCTCGGCTTTTCGAATCTCGTCAAAGTGGGGACGATGATAAACGGCATTCCCGGGAGAATCAAGTCAATCGGCGCGGCGTGCCGTGCAACTTCGGTTGATGTCAAGGTGCTCGGGGTCTCGATGCAGGCGAACACGGTTCTCACCAAGACTTTCGCCCTGACATTCAAGGCATCGATGATGGTCGTGAAGACCGCCCTCATCTCGACCGGTGTAGGAGCCGCCATCTGGGCACTTGGCGAAGGTCTCGCTTTTGTCGTAAACAAGCTCAACGGGGTCGAGGACGCGGCACAGGACACCGCGAATGCCGTGACCGAGGTGTCGGACGCGCAAAAGAGCGTGGACCAGGCGATGCAGAATGCCACCGCCCAGATAACCCGCCATATCGCGGAGCTAAAGAACTGGAAAGGCTCGAAAGAGGAAGAGCGAAAGAAAGTAGAGGAGCTAAACGGTGTATACGGCGACACAATGGGTTGTTTCTCCTCAGTCAAAGACTGGTATGACAAGCTGACTTCCGCTTCGGAGCTTTACGCCCGGCAGATGGTGCTTGAGGCGAAAGCGAGGATAATTGCCAACGACATAGCCGAAAAAGAGATAGCACGCCAGAAAAACGCCGAAAAACGCCCAAAGCCTGTCACCACAGGAAAAAATGGCTTCAAGGCTCTCGCCAAATTCACGGAAAACCTGATAAAGGTCAACGATTCCATTGACCGGCATTATGAAGAAACCATAAACAGGGACAAAGAGGAGCTTGCGGATATTCAGAAGCAGATGGCAGAGAACGCCAACAAACTGAAAACAGGCACGCCTCGGAGAACTGAGCCGCACGGCAGTCCGAAAACGGACACGGTCATACCCGCCGGATCGCTCGCCGACATAGAGAAGCAGGTCTCCGAACTGGAGGGGAAACTGAAGCTGCAGGTCGACCCGCAGGATATGGCGGAGATACAGCGGCAGATCGACACGCTCAGGCAGAAAGAGAAAGGGATACGGCTTGAGGTGATTGACATAATCATCAAAAGTGACCTGATGACCGACCTCCGCAAAAAAGGCCGCTCCATGGATCTCACCCTTGATGTCAAGGTGGACGCGGACGCGCTGCAGAAGGAACTCGGCAAACTTCCCCGGGTGGTCAATAACACGAACGATGCCACAGACGCTTTGCAAAACAACCTCAAAGGGGTTGCAGATGTAGGGCGTTCCGCTGCTTCCGCCTTTTCCGCAATGGGAGACGCGATGGAGAGTCCGGTTCTGAACATCGCCGGCATCATCGCCGGAGCCATCGCCAACGTAATGGCGGGCTTCGCCGCCGCCTCCGCAAAAAAAAGCGGCGGTGGGGCTCCGTGGGAATGGATAGCGTTCGCCATCTCCGGACTCGCCACAGCCGTCGCGGCGGTGGCGCAGATAAAACAGGTCACGGCATTCGCCAGCGGCGGCATCGTGTCCGGTCCGACAATGGCACTTGTGGGCGAATACGCCGGAGCATCGAACAACCCCGAGGTGATCGCCCACCTCAACAAGCTCCGGGAGCTGCTTCCGGACGCAGGAGCGGGGACACAGCGCATAGAGGTGACAGGACGGCTGCGCGGTTCCGACATAGAGCTATGCATGGTTAACCGCCGGCGCATAGGAAGCGCGAGCGGCAGAAAAAACCGATAAAAACGAACGAAAAAAGATGTTATACACCGGCAAGACATATGACACAGCGGGACGCGTTGTCTCCGTGGAGATCGTAACGGGCAACGACAGAAGCCGACACATCGAGATCGGCGCGCCCGAATCGGGTCTGATGCTCGATTCCGAGGAAGCTCTGACCATCGAGGGTGAGACAAACGACATTTTCGATGTAATCCTCCGGCAGTCGGCAATCGTCCGCCTGAAGGCTCGCGACTTCGTGCCGGATCTCTTCCGGAGCGACTGCCGCGAGGCGACAGTGGTGATGAAAGTGGGGGAGCACACCGTTTTTGACGGTTTCATCCTGCCGCGCACCTATTCGCAGGGCTACAACTCCGCGCTTGACACACTGGAGGTGAACTGCATCGACCGTCTGGGCGCGCTTCAGTGGCTCACATGGCGCGAAACCATGTCGGGCAACCCGACATATCAGGAAGCGATCACGGAGTGCGCACAGCGCACGATCCGCGATATTCTGACACGTGCGCTCGCGCTTGTGGACATCGACAGTCTCGATGTGATCTCCGCGCCTCTTGTCGAAGAAGGAGGGGTGTCGGCGCTCGACGGCATCCTCGTGGACGAACGCCGTTTCATGGGGGATGACGAGGAATCAGTGTGGACCGCCGAAGAGGTGGTGACGGAATGCCTCCGTTATCTCAATCTCCATATCGCCCATGACGGAGACCGCGTGATTGTTTTTTCATGGGATGACCTGAAAAACGCAAGCGTCTATGCGGTGACACAGCGCACGGCATACGGCAGTAACTCAAAGCTCGACATAGGGGAGGTGTTCAACCGGATAGAGGTGACATGCGAGACAGAAGAGATTGATGATTTTATCCCCGATCCTCTCGGCGATGACTCATATTCGAGCCCTTTCTCCGGCAACCAGCTTTATCTGAAGGAATTTTCATTCACCAAGGGAGACCCCACACGCGAGGGATCGCTGTTTCTTTCATCCCGTGGCACAAATCTCATATATCCGGCAGGAGAAGAGAGCTACTGGATGCGCGAGTGGTGGATCCGTGTTCTTGAGGCGAAAGGGTGGCGGCTCTTCGGGCGCACCGCGCAGTCGAAAAAATGGGACTGCATGATTCCCCTTTCCGCCGCAAAGCTTGCGGATGATTTCTACAGTTTCGGCGACACGTGGCAGAACCGCTATCCCGATGGCGTGAACAGGACACAGGGGGCGATGTTCGTGGAACTGACCGGAGGAAAGACGGAACCCAAGAAGAAAGACAACAGCATCGCCATTGACTCAGAGAGGGAGAAATATATGGTGATCGGTGTCGGGGGTGACGGCATCGAGCGGTCAAAATCTGATTTTATAGGACATATATCCGAACAGTTCAAAAATATGCTCGACCTTTCGGTTCCCCGTGCCGCTTTCTCCGGCGGATACATGCAGCTTTCTCCGGCAGACGACACCACGACCCGATATCTCGACATATCCGGAAAAATAGCGTTTGCACCCGTTTCAGACACCATAAGGCCGAGCAAGGAGGTGGTCGATTTCAATCAGGTGCCAGTAACGAAATACAAAGAGGGAGACCTCCGGCGGTTCTACCGTGAGTATTACAAGGCGCAGAATCCCGGCGACACTCCGGAAATCAATGATTTCAGCTTGTGGGTGTCCAATATGGGTTTCGATGTATTCTGCGAGGAAGAGGCATTGAAACGCGGGGAATACAGATCAGTATACACCGGCGACTCCTTTATTGAAAAAGATGTCTTTTCGAAAATCAGGGCACTGAGATGCATGCTGATTGTAGGTGACAAATGTCTGGTGGAACACACAAGACCCGGTGAGACCGACTCCTACCGTTGGGAGAGGTTCCACACCATCGGAGAATGCGCCGACCGCGGCGAGTTTCTCGCCCAGAGTTTCACCATCGGTTTTGATCCGAAAATCGGAGATTACATAATCGGCAAGGAATACGACATTTGGAAAAATGCGCATTACTCGCTTCAGCTCGATGCCAAAGGGACAATAATCCCGATACGCAAGAGCGACAATCTTCACGGAGAGGTGACGTTCCTGATCCTCGGTCCGGAGACCGACACGCTGTGGCCGTTAAACATGGATCTGGATATGCCATGCGACCTGTTCACGATGCCCGACAATACCGAAACCGGACAGCAGGACTCCTCCCTGTTGCTTCTGAACTACGTTTCAGGAATCTGGCTCAAGGATTTCAACATCCGGATAATAAGTGACAATGCAGGGAATGATCCGCTGAACGAAAACGACCTTGTCTATGTCTCCGACACTGACGAAAGTTTCATCAATCCCAAGGATGACATAACGATGCGCATACATTCCGACCTTACAGCGGAAGAGCGGGCATCGTTCGGGGTACGGGATGTGACGCGCAACAGTACGGCGATAGACGCAGACAGCGGCACGGGGTTGCTGAGTGTGTGGGATCCGCGTCTCGGAGTCCAGGCAAAGCCGGAACAGCTCTATGTGGACTGGTACTACCGGGAATGTCACAGACCGCATGTGGAGATAGAGCAGTCGATCAGGACGGGCAGCAACAATCCCATGATGTGGGTTTACACGATTCCGGCGATGCGGAGGCGGCGTTTCTATCCGGTGAGCGTGTCGCGTGACCTGCAGCAGGGCGCGGCGACAGTGAGAATGAGAAGTATCGACAACATCTGACACAACGACACATGGCACTGACTAAAGTTAAAATAAAACTGAAAAGCAAGGGAAATCCGGCACCATCCGCATATTCCGCCGCCTCGTCGCCAGACATGGGGGAGCATATCGAGGCGGCAAGACTTACCGCGCTGCTGGCGGGGAAGGTCGACAATTCCACGTTTTCCGAGTTCCGGGATCTGTTCGACTCACTGTTCGAGAAAGTGACGGAGAACGGAGTTACATCGATACGCGCGAAACACGGTCTCTGGACTGACGAGTTCCTCTCGGCACGCGGCAAGAACGAGGCAGGCGGGGGCACCGGCGGTCTTGACATCGCCATGCTTGAGGATTACCTGACCGGCAACAAGTATGCCACGCAGCCGTGGGTGACATCGGCACTCGGCAACTATTACTCCAAGGCAGAGGCTGACGCGAGGTTTCTGCGGCAGCACCAGAGCCTTGCCAACTACGTGACGCTCGGCACGGCGCAGGTGATCAGCGGTGTCAAGACATTCACGCAGGAGGTCATAGCCACGGACAAGTGGATAACGGCTAAGATAATAACCGGGGAGACCGGAGCTGCAAACAACACCGTGCAGAGCAAGAAGTCACACGGCATCGAGCTTGGCTATCCGAACCGCGAGTACATGAATTTTAATGAGTTCGGCGGAGTGTTCAATTTCTACAAGACCAATCTCGCCTACACCGCCGCCAGTGGCAACGGGACGCTTGTGGCAAGCATCACGGAGCGCGGGATAACGGCAGCCTCGTTCATCAGGCGGGGCGGCACTTCCTCGCAGTTCCTCAAGGCTGACGGCTCGGTGGACTCCAATACTTATCTTACGAGTCATCAGTCGCTCGCCAACTATTACACCAAATCGGAGGTGGATGCGAAAGACAAACGACTCGTCACCTATTATCCATCGCGTCCGACAACGGCAAATGTAAACTTCGGCAACAATGCGGGACTGTACACATTCCTCGCCACATCGTCGATGACCTCGGGGAAACCCGCCGGAGACGGTCACATCCTGCACATGGAATGGGACAACTCCCTTGCATGGGCGGGACAGATTGTGGTGCCCAACAACGGCGACATGCAGTGGCGTTACCAGCAGGGGAACACATGGCAGGCGTGGCGCACCATCCTCGACTCTTCCAACTTCAACTCTCTCATCGGCTCCGGTCTGACGGCATATGTCAGAAAGGCGGGCGACACGATGACGGGGATGCTGAATATCAAGATGGACACACAGCCTTGCCTTAAATTGGATAGTGTCACCGCCAATAAGGAGGTGTACATGTATGTCTATTCCGGCGGCGTGGCGAAGAACGCCGTTGGCTGGAATAACGTCCACGGCTCGTATATCTACAATTCCCCCTCTAACAGATACCTCGGTATCAAAGACAACGGCACTCCGCATTTTCAAGGCAACACGCTATGGCACGCGGGCAACGACGGCTCCCGAAGCGGGCTTGATGCCGATTTGCTGGACGGCTACCATAAGAGCGACATATACGACAACGTCACCGCCAAGCTTTCAAGCCTCAACGACGTACTGAACTCAAACGGTATCAGGATATATGGTTTCGGATACGGTGATTCGGCATCTGTCGCCAACAAACCGGCGGAAAACAGCGATGCCCGCGGCACAATAGGTTTCGGCGGCATCTATTGCCCGATGCAGCTGTCGTGGCAATATCTGGGTACCGACCTTTATATCCGGACGAAATACAGCGGAAACTGGCAGGGTTGGAAGCGTATCGCCTTCACCACAGACAACGTTGCATCAGCGACACGCCTACAGACCCCGCGCACGCTGTGGGGTCAGAGTTTCGACGGCACGGGGAATGTGAATGGTGCGATGACTGTGAACTACACGGGAGAGACAGGCATCCTGCTTAAACGCGTAGAAGCCGGCAGCGGAGCGTTCATCCGCCTCTACAACAACAACCAGACCACGAATTACTTCCGCATCGGGATGTATGGCGCGGGATACTTCGGCATCAGCTACAACTCGGGAGCTGACGCAATCGCCGTGACTACCTCCGGCAACGTGGGAATCGGCACGATTTCGCCCTCGCGCAAACTGCATGTCAACGGAGACATCCAGACAGCCTCCATCTACGCCTCGAACTGGTTCCGCTCGACAGGGGCGACGGGATGGTACTCGGAGACATACGGCGGCGGATGGTACATGAACGACACCACATGGATCCGCATCTTCGGCGGCAAGTCGCTGTACGCCGGAGCGGGAACCATCCGCACCGACTATCTCTTCACCCGCGAGGACTACGCCGGAACGGCATGGAACCGCGGACACGGAGCCTACAACGTGCAGATACATGACAACGCCAGCCAGACCCCGCTGCTGCTCGCCTACCGGCGCGGCACGACACCGGCGGGCGCGACAGGCGCAGACCGTCTGTTCTCGATGGAGCTGCTCAACACCGGCGCGGAACTCCGTTTCAGTTTCGGCGGCAGTTCGGTGTTCCGCATGACACAAACCGGGGAGTTTCAGGCGATACGCTCGGTGCAGTCATCCGCGTGGTTCTCCGACTACGGGCAGTTCCGCGCAAACGCGATGGGCACTAACTATTATCTTGGCATGGGAGCGGCGACAGACGGCTACGGCGTGATACAGAGCAGCAAAGTAGACACGGGGGCGATTCCGCTGCTGCTGAACCCCAAGTGCGGCAATGTGGGAATAAACACATCCGCGCCTGGGTATACGCTTGACGTGAACGGCTCGCTCCACGTGCGCACTATTGTCTACTTTGACTCCACGGCAAGGATAAACGGAGACATCTGGACGAACGGTCAGTTCTTTCTCAACGCCTCCGGCTACGACCAGCAGCCTTACATGTCCGGAGCGTTCGGCAAGTTCAACCTCGCTTTCCACCGCAACGGCGTGTGGGTAGACACCGTCATGTCCATAATGCCGGACGGAGCGGCGAACATGACCGGACCGCTGCATGTAGACAAGGGAATCTACACGGAGGGTTATGTGACGGCACGCGGTCAGAATACGAGTTCGGACGCAAGGCTCAAGGACGTGACGGGAAACGTGGAGCTTGACATCCGCGCCATCGCCCGTGCCCCGGCGGTTTTCTTCCGATGGAAAGACACCGGCGGCGAGGATGTGGGAAGCATCGCGCAATACTGGCAGGCACTGATGCCGCAGCTCACCCCCCGGACATCCTCCGGAATGCTCGATCTTCAATACGACAAAGCCGCGCTGCTGGGTGTCGTGACCGTGAGCCGCAGGGTTCTCGACCATGAAGAGCGCATCGCGGCACTGGAGGCGGAGAACGCCTCGCTCAAGGCGACCATAGAGAACATGCGCGGAAACGCGTGAACATGATATTTTACAATAACAACCAATCAAAAATTTCAAAGACATGAAGACAACGACAGCAAGAATCGCGGAAACGTATGCCCTTCTTGACAGGGCGAAGTGCGACAGGATGGAGACGGCGGAGCGCGTGGCGTTCGTAAGAGGGATGCAGCCTCTGAGAAAAATCGCGGAAGAGTTCGAGCAGACGCGCCGCGATGCCATAAAGCGTCTGCGCCCCGAAGGATTCGACAAGGCGGAGAAGCTGATAGCGGATTTCAACGCGATGCCGGCGGAAGAGCGCGGCGTGGCTGTGGCTTCCGCAGAGATGCAGGAGGCACTGAAAGCCAACGCGGAATATGTGGCGGCGGTCAACGACTGCATCGCCGATGAGGCGGAGAGGGAGGTGGAGTCGCCGCAGGGAACGGTGTCCGAGGAGACGTTCGGGCGGCTGATGGAGTCAAATCCGGAGTGGACGATCGGACAGGCGATGCTTGTGCGCGACCTGCTCTGCAATCAGGAGGATTAAGGATATGGGACACGCAAACGGTATAATCACGGCTCCGGTCAACACTGACGACATCTCCGCGACCCTGGGCGTGGCGAGTCATGACGTGGCGACGCTGTGCACGTCCGACAGGATAAACCGCTGGTCTAAATACAAGCCGATACGCGGAGGGGATTACCATACTCTACCCGGCGAAGGTTTCAAGGGCACGGCTGCTGACATTGCCGATGGCATCATCTACGGACTCAAGTGCGCAACCCGGTCAGGTATGCTGACGGATATACATGAGTGCGATTTCAGCTATGTCGGCAAGCCGGGTGACGGAGACTGGAAAAGGATGGATGATTTCCTTGGGGTTCTTGGCTATGACCATCGCGCGGCACCGGTTCCGATGGCGGGTGTCTCCATGTGGGTGTACGTGGATGTCGGAAGCGCGGTCGTTCCCATCACGTTCAGTTTCGCCAACGGCATCAACGGCACCGGAAAGCCTTCGAACCTGCGGGCTGTCTCGGTGGATGACATCATCAAGGCGACAGACAGGTCAAGCTCGACGGCACGGCTGTCGGCTTATTACCCGTGTGCATGTGTTATGCTGAGGGGAACGAACTGGCTGCGTTGTCTCGATTCGGGACCGAATGCGGAAATCGAACGACCCGGAACCTCGGGCACCATTGTGCCCGGCGGCAAGTCCGGACAGACCCTCACCTCAGACGGCACGGATTCCGGCTCATGGCTCGCGAACTGGGATCTGCCGCTGGCTTCCCTGCTCAAAAAAGCGGGGGTGACATCTCCCAATAACAAGGAAAGCGTGACTGTATCAATATGTTTTATACCACAGGTAGTGTTCCCTGGTACAGGGCTGAACCTTACGGATTGGGTGGCATTGCGCGAGAACGTCTTATATTACACCCGTGCGTTCGGCTGCCCCGGAGGAGTGGGGCGCCGGCTTGAGTTGCGCCGGTATTATCTGCCGGGGCTGAGGTGTCTTTCTCCGTTGTACGACGGCAAGGAAGTCACGGTGCATGTGGTCAGGGCGAGCCAATGGAGCAAGGCGACATACTGTGTCGATGTTTACCTGAAACCACCGCGCCCCTTGGATCCTGACACGCCTCTGGAGTATCATCATGCATCGTATGAGCACACGTTCGATGAAGCCGGTGAATCGGGCGGAGAATCCTCCGGATCTATTTTTGTTTCGCTTACAGTCCTCACACTTGTCAACAGCTTTAACGGGATAGCCGAAGGAACATGGGCGATGGAATGGACTGTCACCATAAAGGGAGGATCCGGCATCGTGACCAACAAGGGAGCGGACATGCTTATTGTCGGGGATGGGCCCGGATGGAAGCCGATTTCCTGACGGCGTGATATCAGGCACATGCAAAAAAATGAAAATCATTTACAACAATCTAAAAAAGACAGACATTATGGCACAGAGAACAGGATTTATTCTTAAAGTTGACAATTCGGATGACAAGAATCGCGTCTTCGCCGTTTCATGCAATGTGGAGACAGACGCGGCGGGCAACCGCAGTGTAAGCAACATACAGGTAAGCAGGGACGGCGTGAACGTCGCCAACTTCAGCGTGTCGCAGTCCAGCCCGGAAGCCGCGCCCAGCGTGTCGGTGAACTTCTACGGTCTGCCGATGGAGGAGCACGCCGGATGCCTCGCCGAGGTCTACGCATTCATCGCGCAGGCTATGGAACAAGCCGCAGAATGCGGTCTTGATGCTTGAGCAACCTTTAAAAGATTACTGAAATGAAAAGGAAGACATCTATAGACACGATCATGATCCATTGCACGGCGACACCTCCCGGAAGAGAGGTGAGCCGTGCGGAACTCGACAGCTGGCACAAGGCGCAGCGTTTCGAGCCTTACACAGACCCTGAGACCGGACGGGTCACGTATGCGGGTTATCATCTGCTTGTGCATCTTGACGGAAGCTATGAGCGTCTGCGACCCGATGAGCATCGCGGGCAGCACTGCCCGCAGCAGGACATGAACAACCGCGCAATCGCCATCAGCTATGTCGGCGGAGTGGATAACAACAACAAGCCGTGCGACACCCGCACCGAAGCCCAGAAGCGGACGCTGCTGAGTCTCGTGCGCACTTATAGGGTGCGTTATCCGGCAGCCCGGGTCATCGGGCACCGCGACTGCGCTCCCAAGGCTTGTCCGAGCTTTGACGCAAAAACCGAGTACAAGGACATTTGAAAACAACCGCGCATACGCGCAAAGAGGACAATGAAATCGTGGGAACAAAAAAAAATCCCGGCTGACGGAAGCCGGGATAAAGGAGAAAGTCGATTGTATTTATTCACAGAGCGAATGTGCGGCATTGGCAATACGGTCGGACAGGTCAAGAAGGGCGTCACGAAGCTTTTCAGTTTCTTCGGGGGTGAATCCACCTCCTTTTGTGCCGTCACTCTTGATTCCGTTAAGCTTGTGGTAAAGCCAGGAACTTGACTTTCCGAAATACGTGCGGGCTATTTCACGCCAGGAAACCTCAATGAGAATGTCATCAAGTTTTTTTCTGGCATCGGTTAAGAGATTTTGTTCTAAGACCATATCGATTTTTTTAAATATCTGTTTATGATACAGAGGCGAAAGGAACCCCCACCTCCTGTGGAGGTTCCTTGTCGACCTAAGGCATTTCGAGCATTTCATCAAATAACTCGCGGAGATAGAACACGTAGTTTCTGCTTCCGTTAGGATAAGACCGTCTATAATTTCTTATCCCTTCTATCAATTCCGCCTCTTGGTCTGAAAGTACTAATGTTCTTTTCATTACCTCTGTAATAAATACATCACAAAGGTAATACGAATTTTAATATAATACAAATTTTCGTATTAAAAAGTTTAATCATTATTCACTTTATGACATCTGTTCCCACGTATGCCTTGTTCCCTTTTCGTGTGCGCCATATAACCGGCATCATATGGACAAAGAGACGAAACAGGAGATAACGCGTGCTGCATGGGGGATGCTGCTGGCTCTGTCTGTGGCGGCGCTCATTCTGATGTGCCTTGTCGCCACTGGGTGCACCCGCACGATTTATAAGCCGGTGGAGACGGTGAGGACGGAGTACGTCGAAGCCGACACCACGGGGCTGTATGAGCGCATGAGAAGTTTCTTTGAGTCGCAACGGCTCAAAGAGACTTCCTCAGACTCTGTCATTGACCGCACAAAGGAGACCGTGGTACTCAAGGAGAACGGCGACACCGCAAGGCACGATAAGGAACGAATAGTGTACGTTGCATCCCACCGTGAAAAGGAACTTGAACACAAGGTGCAGCAGCAGGACAGCACAATCAAGGCACTGCGCCTTCAGCTTGAATCGGTGAAGTCCGATTCAATTCCGGTTCCCTATCCCGTGGAGCGAGAACTCACGAAGTGGGAGCAGACCAAGAAGGACTTCGGCGGGTTTGCTATCGGAGCAATTATAGCAGTTGTCTGCATCGCCGTGATCTGGCTAATCAAGAAATTCAGGAAATAAACAACAATCAAAACAACAACGACAATGGAGACAATAATCGAGGCATTCATTTCAGAACTGGGAGACGGCTTCTTCCGACATCTGATATTTCATTACGCCATAGTGTTCACACTTATTCTGATTCCTCCGGCACTTGTGGCTCTCGACACATATTTCGCCACAAACACCGCCCGGATGCTCGGCGAGAAGATACGTTCCCGCAAACTCCGCAAAGGCATCGAGAAGCTGACCTTCTACTGGGGGGCGCAGATCGCTGCATCGCTTGTGGGAACCATAGGGCTTCTGTTCACATGGTATAACCTGCCTTATCTTACGATACTTGTGACGCTTGCCGTGGCGTGGACGGAGGGGAAATCTTACCGTGAGCATTTCAGCCGCCGCAGGGACGGTGTCGCCAAGGTTCCCGAAAGCCTTCAGGAGATGATCGACTTTTTCGGCGATGAGGAGATAAAGGACATCTTCCACACCATAGCCAGATGGAAGACGGGAACCATCCAAGACGGGAACACATGACCGGCACGACCGGAAGAGAAAGCGACGCGCATCCGAACAGCATCCGGGGGGCGCGTTGCTTTTATGGAAATAAAGTTGTAAATTTGCAGCGGACATCCGGTAATCCAAGCCGTTTTGTGTGCGCTTTTGCTGCTAATTTGTTGTTTGCATAACCCTGTAAAACATACAATGCATTGATTAACAATAGATAAACTGAAATATTTTATTTTTTGCATTGGAAAATGGGAAATTATTAGCAATCATCGCAGACGCATTCAGATGTGCTGACAATGTATGTATTACAGAGAGTAACGATGGTACAGTTCCGGGAAAGGAGATATTATTCGTTGAAATGAATGGCTTCCATAAATCTTTTCACAGTCTGAGGATTGCCGGTGTATTTACCGATGTCTTCGCTTAGCTTGCAGGTCTCGCAGTAGAAAGGCCACGATTCGGTGATTTTCACCGCCACGAGTTTTATGACAATGTTCATCGGCTTTATCCCGGAAAAATCATTTGTGAAATGCGTTCCGATGCCGAACGATGGCAGACATTTGCCGTGAGCGTAGTTCTGAATTTCTATTGCCTTGTCAACATCAAGACCGTTGCTGAAGACAATCTGCTTTGTTCGCGGATCAATCTTAAGCGACTTATACTTGCTGACAATTAGGTCGAGTTCCTTGAAATTGTCACCACTGTCAACGCGCAGTCCTTTGAACATGTTGGCATAATCTTCCGAAAAATTGAGACTGAATATTTTCCATCCGTAAGTGTCGAAGAGAAATGTGCCGAGCGCCCCCCTGTAAGTCTCCGCCCAGGTCTGCATGGCGATATAGTTGGCCATCTGCGGACCATACATTCCCGCTATGGCGCAAATGAACTCGTGAGCCATTGTACCTACCGGAGTGAGGTCATATTTCATGGCGAACCAGACATTGCTTGTTCCGATGAATCTTCCGGGTCCTGCTATCCTGTCATTGCAGTCTTTCATGGCTCTGATGCAAGTTTCCTGTGCCTTATACGAGGCGCGGCGACGTGTGCCGAAGTCACTGAAGATACAGCCACCTTCAATCATGCGTCTGGCTTTTGATTCCGATTTTCCATAATAAGCGCAGTAGTCAAGAGCCTTGTCCAGACCTGTGAACATGTAATAAAGTTCCGATATTATGGCAAGCACCTTGACTTCAAGCAGAATGGTGTTGCTCCAGTTTCCCTCGAATCCCACCTCCAGATGTCCTTCGGCATCTTGAGATACTGAGACCCATCGGCTGTCATAACGGAATCCTTTGAGGAAGCTGTAGAACCAATCCGGTATATAGGGACATTTGTGCCGCAT